CCTTCCAGATCCGAGAGGCACCAACAACACCCCGAAACCGGGGAAAACCAACAACTGGAACCTTCCAGATCCGAGAGGCACCAACAACACCCCGAAACCAGCCAACACCCCGAAACCTGGTTTCTGGAGTCGTTTCAAGCGTCCTTCGATGCAGTCCTTCGGTTTCGGCGGCCTGTTCAAGTCGGCGCGTCAAAAGGCGATCAATGCCGGCAACTTTATGCCATCGAATAAGTTCAATGGCGGAAAACCGGGGTATAAATTTACGCGCGGTATACACGGACAAGGGTATTATCGGAACACTGTCGAATATGGCCCCGAAGGCCCCCTACCACCGAGATCGAGAAACATCGGTACCGGTACCAATGGCAACAAGGGCCCCGGCAACGGAAACGGCAACAAGGGCCTCGGCAACGGAAACGGCAACAAGGGCCCCGGAGGACGTGGCGGTGGCGGGTCGACGCGCGTCCGTACAGGCAACGTCCGTACGGGCGCTACACGTATCGGCAACGTGAAGAGTACCAGTGGATCTTCGCGGGCCGAGGGTGGTCGTGGCGGATCTTCACAGTCCGAGGGTGGTCGTGGCGGCACGGGCGGGTCGATCAGCTTCGCCCCCGTGATCAAGGTGAATGTGCCTCAGGCTGCTGCACAATCTGCCGTACAGGCTCTGCCAGCCCAGGAACGTCTCGCGCTGACCAACGCCGGTGGGTACAGCAGTGCAGCGGCTGCAGTGGCGAACGCAGGTGGACCAGCCACGGTACAGCGTGCGATCGCAGCGCTCAACGCCAACGGTGGAAACGTCAATGCAGCGATGCAAAAGACGGGTCTGCCTCGTCAGGTGTTCAACAACGTGAACAAGCTCGGCGGCCCAGTCACGGCGCGTCGGACACTCACGGCTGTCAAGAAGGTGACCGTGAAGACTGCGCCGTACGTCGGTCCCAGCGCGACGCGGCGTGTCGCCCAGAACGTCTACGTCGGTCCGAACGCAACGCGGCAGAACGTCTACGCACTCGCGCCCGTGAAAAAGCCCCGCAAGAAACGCATGGAGGTGCAACTCGCCGAACTCAACCGCGTGATCAACGCCGTCAAGAAGAAGAAGCTCACGTCGCTCGTCGCACACAACGTGACCAAAACGAACATTCACGCGAACGAGAACCGGCTCAAGTCGTACTATAAGCGCGTGATCAAGGCGGCGATCCTGAAGAAGCCGTTCGCCAAGATTGCGCGCGGGCACGCCAAAAAGTTGGTTTCGTCTACACCAGCCAAGAAGCCGCGTCGTAAGACGACACCTACCAACAACCCAACGTACGTATGATGAAGCGTATCACGCCCGATGAGCTCGGCCCGGTCAAGCCGCTGGGCTTTATGGAGGCGGACCTCGATCGCGTCGAAGAGGTGTTCGGAAAGCCAACTGGTCGCGAAAAGACGTGGTATGTCCAGTTTGCGAGCGGCATTCGCGCTCGCGTGACGTTTCGCCAAGACGAGATTCACGTGAGCGGCGCGGATACGTCCGTGCTCGAGGAGGTGGCAAATGTGATTGAGGACGGTCCGGTGTATGCGGAAGAGGAGCCGGAGACGCCTCCACCCGGTGAGATTGCCGGTGCCATGGTTCTGACGCACGATCCGAACATTCTGTGTCGCGACGACACGTTCAAGTACATCGTGACGCTGGATGCCATGCGTCGGAAGCACAATCAGCTTCCGTCGTGGATTCGCATCACGACCATTACCATGATTTGCAAAGTGTTTGCGTCGGCACGCATCGATCTCGACAAGATTCGCGATGCGTTCCGGGAGCAGGGGTCTATTCGTATCCGGCGCAAGGGGGCGCTCTTCAGCGGACACGAGTGGAAGATGAAAGAGACGACGTTTTACAACCAGGTGACGGTTGGCTACATCGATCAGTATTCGACCAAGTCGATCAAGGTGTTTCCGAACGGCTCGTTCCAGGTGTGCGGCTGTTCGGACCTGTACGATTGTCAGCGCGTGTCGAAGCAGCTCGCCTACCTGCTCACCAAGGTGCTTGAGCTCCCCGAGCCTCTGACGTCCGATGCGTTCCGGGTCGTGATGATCAACACCAACTTTTCGATGAACCGTCCGGTGAATCAGATGGACATTGTCGATGCGTTGAGCCATACTCCGATGTTCGAGGTGTCGTTCAACCCCGAGCGGTACTCGGCCGTCAAAATCAAGTTCAAGCCGCGGCCGGACATGAAGCAGGTGACCGCGAGCGTGTTTTCAACCGGCAAGGTGATTGTGACGGGCGCAGAGACGCTCCGTGAGATTGTCTTTGCGTACGACATCCTGAACAAGGAGCTCAAGCCGTTCACGTACAGCAACGATACGTTTCTTGCGTTGTACGACCGGATCGGCGAGTCGCCGTACAGTGCGGACTACAGCACTCTGCGCGAGTCGCTCATCGAGGCGATGGTGTACTATACACCCAAGCTCATCGAGGATGTTGAGAATCTCGATCAGCTTGTGGAGAAGGAGGGCCTGACGGAAGATCGCATGTACGAGCTCCTAGGGTTTGCAAAGAAGTTGGTCATCCACATCTCGAAGCAGCTTCCCGATTCGTTCGACACCGTGTTCGGCTCCAAGTTTGAGTCGTGGGTCAAGGCGTTGCAGCAGCGCGGCGTGCAGGCGTGGGTGTAGAGACCGATGTGCAACATCGTGTGTGTAATCAAACGTACTGTTCTTCGCTTTCCGGTGTCGTCCTCCCAACCGATGTCCTTGCGAGCTTCATAAGTGAATCCGCGACGCTCTGCATGCGCGGGCTCGTAGGTGTTGACGGTACGTCTATAGGGCGCGCTAGAGCGAGGTGATTGGTCAACTTTGACTTTTCGACCGGGTTACCCTGTTCGAGCGCCGTGTTGAACTCGGCGAAGCAATCGGACAGGAACGCCAGACCTTCCGTGACGCGCTCGCCACGTCCAAGCGTCAGTTCCTTGGAAATCTTGAGGCCCAGTTTCTTGAATGCGAGCGACGACCTGGTCGCATTCGTCATCTTCTCGTTGATCTTCAAGTAGAGCTGGATCGAGCCCAGTACGCCTGTACCGGCTGACAGGACGGCGTTCAGGATACTGACAAACTTCTGAGCCACAAACTCGTTCAGGGCCACGGCAGTCAGTGCATTGATGGCCGAGACGATCAGGATCGGGAGGTTGAACCGTGACGCGAGCGAATGGTAGTACACGAAATCCTTGGTGTGATGTTGGTAGTACACGTCACACTGCCGTTCCATGCTACGCAGATACGTCTCTTGTTCGTCGAACCAGACCTGGTCCTCTTTCATCTTACTTCGGACAAAGATTTTCTCCAGGAAGAGTAACATGTCGACCCGTCTTGGTATGGGTGATGGCCGCTGCCTCACCGTTTTCGATTCCACGCGCCTGTATAATGACGCGATCATGAAGAAGCAGGGCATCGCCTACGAGGACAACCTGTCCTACCGCAAGTACCTGCAGGAGAAGGGCCCGGACGCCTTTGTCGTCCCGGGCAACGGTGCCTGCATGGCACCCGGCTTTGTTCGTCAGGCGGATTCTGGAAACTAATAGTATGACGTTCGTTGTCAAGATTCCAAAGGGGCCTCCCAAGTGGTCCGTGTTGCCGATGTCCGTCACGTCAAAGATGACCGCAGTCGAGAAGAAGACGTTCCAGGTGCTGGTGAAGAAGGAGCGCGAGGCTCACGCGATGTTCCACAAGTACGAGGTCAAGCCTGATCAGGCGAGCACCACCAAAGCCTGGAAGTACTACGGTATCATGTTCAAGACGATCGACAAGGCGGAGAAGATGCAGAAAAAGCTAAAGGCGAAATACGCTTGAAAGATATGAAGTTCGTCATCGATGGCAACATCGGTGCAGGCAAAAGCACGCAGCTCGGCATGCTCGAGCGGCTCGGTCTTTTCGTGAAACGTGAACCGATCCACGAATGGCCCCTCGACCTCTTTTACAGCGACATGTCCCGTTGGGCACTCACGCTCCAGCTCGCCGTCATGCAGACCCACCAGCCCATCAAGGAGCACTGGTCGACACCCGTGTTTTACGAGCGTTCTCTGCTCGCATCCCGGTACGTCTTTTGGGAGAATATGAAGCAGAAGGATCTCGTCAAGGCGGCTGAGGATGTCGTCCATGAACGCGCCTACGAAAAGTACAAGTGGTACCCGGACGTGTATGTCTACCTGTCATCCGACCCGGCCCAGGACTATGCGCACATCCAGTCGCGTGGTCAGGCGGGCGACAAGGGGATTACGATCGACTACCTCGAAAGCATTCACGCCCTGTACGATCAGCTCCTCATGAAGATTCCGTGCAAGGTGCACGTCGTCAATACGCGCGGGCGAACACCTGACGAGGTGCACGCTCAGATTCTTGATATTTTGTCGCAGTACTCATCAAGGACACATGGCGTGTACGTCTGTAACGCTCGACGGTCGGAAGTGCAAAAGACCAGCCCTGATCAACGGCCAGTGCTGTGTACACCATTCCCAAACATGTGCCGTCTGTCTTGAGCCAGTCGGCAGTCTGAATTCCAAGGCGACCAAACGGCTCACGTGCACTCACGCCTTTCACACGGCGTGCATCCTCACGTGGTTTGAGACGTCAGACGAGTGTCCAATCTGCAGGACCGAGCAGGACAACGACCCGATCATCGTCTTTAAGAAGCGTGTCGAGGATAACATCCGTGTTCGGTACCGTGACGCGGTCCGGTCGCTCCAGAACGAGGTGCAGGCTTTACGTTCGCGTCGCCCACGGGCTATTTTTCCTCGAAGAATAATACATGACGAGGGCGAGGTGCACGGCAATCACGCGTAAGGGGACGCAGTGCATGCGAAACGCACGCGAGGCTCACGCCACGTGTATGACGCATGCGATCCAAGCACCTCAATGCCCGGTATGTCTCGGTGACATGTCCTCCCCCAACACTCGTACGCTCGAGTGTGGACATGCCTTTCACGTTCGATGTCTCGAACGCTGGAAACGTACATCCAGAACGTGCCCCATGTGTCGAACACCTTTCGATCAGCCCATGTACAAGATTCGTGTTTCCGTTCAACGCATGGCGGACAGCCATGTGTCGACCGAAACGTACACGACCAGCAACGTCGCGAGTCTCGTGTCGTCATTCGGGATCGATCCGTTCATGGATCACCGTTTCTTGACCGACATCGTCTTCGACGTTGCGGCTGGTGAATCCATATCGGCCATTTTTCAAGAGCTCGGACTCACCGTGCCGTCCCAGCCCTTCGTGCCCGTGCCAGTGCCAACCGTCCCGCCCCGCACCTGACAGCATACGCCGAACAGAAACGCGAATAGTTCAGACCGCCATAGTTACGATCGGCCCGACGAGGGTCACGAATCGTCTTGCCGGACGCATCAACAATGACGGGCCCACCCCCGAACCCTTGTTTATGTGCCCATAGCCGAACCGGAATCGTCATCACACGACCGGGGCGCAACGTGCCGTCCGGGTCCGGCTTTTCGTTCAGGCCGTTGAGTCGACGAAGCTCCGTGGTGTTCATGGCGATCCGACCGTTGTTCGCGCTGGTCGGACGGTGAGCCCGAGCGTACGCCGCGCGAATGACCGTCTGTGGCACCTGGAAGAATTTCGCCAGACCCTGGACCGTATCCGGATGACGACGCATGCCGATGAGCGGATTGTTGCCGGGCGCGCGCGTCTTGTACACGACCCGAAAGATTTGCTTGTACCAGTGGAAATCACCGTAGCCCGGTGCGACAAAGTTCATCACCTTGTAGTACCCAGGCTTGACTGGACTCGAAGCGCTCGGCAGCTTGTACGCCAGACCGCGGTAATCAGCCAGAACGCGCTTGGCGATGCCGTCACACGTCGTGTACCCGGTGAGTTTCGGCGGACTGCCAGCCATGTTCCCCATTTGGTCCTTGTTGATCGAGCGCGGGTTGTTCAGGTCGAACGCATAGTCGTAGCAGTTGTCGTGGTAGACACCAACCGTACCGTACGGGGCCCACTTAAAGACGGTCGACGGGCACACAGCCGGAAGTTGACGCCGCGGCACCGTGGCGAGACGACGCACCGATGTCGGCCGCCGCCGAACGACAGGACGCCGACGCACCACCACTGGCATTAATTTCTACGCACAAAATAAAATGATCGGCATTCTCTCTTCGCGTAACGCAGGTGAACTGCTCACCCAGCTGACCATCTTCTTCCTGTACACCGTGATTCTGACGTTCGTGCTTCGCTTCCTGTGGAACGGCGTGCTCGTCGATCACATCAGCATCCTGCGCAAGGTGGACACGCTGCTGAACACCTTCCTGCTCGCCCTCGGCATTGCCATGTTCCGTCTCTAAAATATCTTAGATACTAGAAATGGAGGCGATCAGCAGAACTCTCATGAAAACAAGGATCAGGAACGCGCTTAACAAATCGAGCCATTCAGGCCTGGTCGCCTTGTCCAAGTGGACCAACAAAAATGATGGAAATGTTCACGAGGTACTTGCCAATATATTGAATAGAGCCAGACGCGCGAAGGCCATCGCAGCGATGCGTAAAAACACAAATCGAAGACCCGAGTGGCTCGTGAATAATGCCGCTATTGTCCTTGACCCGCTGGGACACAAACCTCCCGCGAACAAGTACAAAGGGTTTATGCAGCGGTACGGGCAGTACTTGTCTCATGCTCGAAAGAGGACGATCGTGACCAAGGCGCCGTACAAACAGGCGTCGACCGCAAACTACGCCAAGCGTTTTCCGAACAAACTCGAACGTGTCATGTCACGCAAGCCGCACGAGATTCTCGCCGAACACTTCTTTCCAAAGGGCCCTCGTCCAGTTGAGTACCTAGGCGGGGGTGCCGACGGTAAGGTGTACACGACGAGCGACGGGCGCGTCATGAAGTTTATACTTGGAAGCGCCCCTCAGGAATACACCGCCTTGCGTAATCTTCAGAAGACGGGTCTTGTACCCTCTTTCCGAGACGGAAACGGTAAAGTCCTTCGACTTCCACAGGTTCAGCAAAATGCCGCCCGCAAGATGTTTAAAAATACGTCGGATCAGATGACAGCCCTTATCATGGGTAGAGCGGGTGGATCGAAATCAATGACGCTCCGAAAATACATCAAGACACACCCGGCGGTGAATAAGGCGAATATCGCACAGCGTCTGCGCTCCGCAGTGAACGCACTCGGTCTCAAAGGCATTACGCATGGTAATATGCATGATGAGAATATCATCGTGGAAGTGGACTCGAATGGTCGAATTCGACGCATGTGGCTCATCGACTTTGGGCGCGCGAGCAAGATTCCCATCGGACGGACGGCGAGAAACATGCTTGCCGTATCCACAGCAATACTGGTACGGCGCGGTGTAAAGCCGGTGACATTTCCTACACATGGTCCCTACGGGACTGTTCTGAATGTCCCGCTCGCCGGTACACAGCAGAATAGTCGTCTCGATCCGCATATGTTTGCGGCGCTCACGGGGAATAGTACATACACGCGTGCGAATGAAGCTCGGATCCGAAACAACAGAAAGCTGATCGCCGAGATGAAAAATCGTCCCCGCGTCACGACGCGCCGTGCAAAGAGTGCAAGCCCTAGCCGGAACACATCAAACACCCCTCGGGATTCGCCAAAGAGCACGCGAGCTTCTCCTCGTCGGTCGCCGCGGCCACGGTCAGCGGTGTAATCGTGACTTGCTGGGGCTTTGCTTTCGCTCTGGTGCGGAGGTAATACATTCCGGTCTTCAGTCCTTTCTTCCACGCATAGACGTGCATGGACGAAAGCTTTGCGACACTCGGATTCTCCATGAAGAGATTCAGACTCTGTGACTGATCGATGTACGCGCCACGATCGGCACTCATGTCAATGATGCTCTTCATCGGGATCTCCCATACGGTCCGATAGATTGCCGCCAGGTCCACGGGAATACCCGGCACGTTTCGAACCGAACCACCGTCGCGAATAATCTGATTCTTCACCTCCTTGGTCCATAGGCCAATCTTCTGCAGATCCTTGACCAGGTGCTTGTTGATCACGACAAACTCACCGGCGAGCGTCCGACGCAGGTACAGGTTGGTCGTGTACGGCTCGAACGCCTCGTTGTTGCCGAGAATCTGAGCCGTCGAGGCGGTTGGCATCGGTGCGACCAGAAGTGAATTGCGCAGACCGTTTTTCGCGATACACTGCTTGAGAAAAGCAAAACTGTCCGTGTTCACGCCCCACATATCAGGTTGAAGGATACCCTTCGAGGCGGGGGAACCCTCATATGTCTCGTATGGCCCCTCTTCCGCCGCCAGATCACTCGACGCTAACAGAGCAGCACGGTATATCTGCTGAAAGATCCCCCGGTTGAGCTCGCGCGCCTTGGGCTCGTCGAACGAATACCCAAGCATCTGAAACACGTCTGCGAGACCCTGAACCCCGATACCGATGGGACGGTGACGCATGTTCGACTTCTTGGCTGCATCGGTCGGGTAGTAGTTCTTGTCGATGACCCGGTTCAGGTTACGAGTCACAACCTGTGTAACTCGGTGGAGCTCGGTGAGGTCGAACTCACCGTCCTTCACGAACGCCGGAAGGCTGATCGACGCCAGATTACACACGGCCGTTTCGTCGGGTCCGGACACCTCCATAATCTCGGTACACAGGTTGGACGACTTGACCACGCCGATGTTCTTCTGGTTCGATTTGGCATTGACCGAGTCCTTGTAGCACATGTACGGCGTTCCCGTCTCGATCTGCGACTTGAGCACGGCGTCCCATACGGCGCGCGCCTTGACCACCTTCTTGAATCGGCCCTGGGCGACGTACATCCGGTACAGCTCGTTAAACTCCTCGCCGTACACATCGGGAAGACCGGGGCACTCGTGTGGGCACATCAGGTGCCAGTCCTCATCCTTCTCCACCTTTTGCATGAACAGATCCGGGATCCACAGCGCCGTAAACAGGTCGCGACACCGCGCCTCCTCGTCACCCTGGTTGAGCCGAAGCTCGAGAAACTGCATGACGTCGGCGTGCCACGGCTCGAGGTAGATGGCGAAGGAGCCTTTGCGTTTGCCACCACCCTGGTTGACGTACCGAGCCGTGTTGTTGAACACGCGAAGCATCGGCACGATACCGTCAGCGACGCCGTTCGTCCCCTTGATCGGCGTACCGGACGCCCGGATGTTCGAGGCGTGGATGCCGATCCCACCAGACCACTTGGAAATCTGGGCACACTCCTTCAGCGTGTCGTAAATGCCCTCGATCGAGTCATCCTTCATCGCCACCAGGAAACAGCTCGACATCTGCGGGCGATTCGTACCGGCGTTGAACAGGGTCGGCGTCGCGTGCGTGAAAAACTTGCGCGACATGAGATCGTACGTCTCCTTGACGCGCTTCATGTCATCACCGTGGATACCGATCGCGACACGCATGTACATGTACTGCGGCGTCTCACCCGGGTACAGGTAACTACGCTGAAGCGTCTTGAGGCCGAAATAGCCAAACTCGAAATCGCGCGTATGGTCGATCGAACCGTCGAGCTCGAGCGCGACGCATTTCATAAATTGATCCGAAACAATCCCCTTGCCGTGCAGGGCAAGCATCGAGTCCGAGAAGCACTTGGGTGACATTTTGTGCATGTTCGACGCGACGATCCGGGTAGCCAGAACCTCATAGTCGGGGTGTTCGGTCTGCATATGGACCGCCACCTCGGCCGAGAGGTCATCTATCTCGCTCGTCTTGATTCCGTCGTACATGTTGGTGAACACCTTCTGAGCCACCTTGTCGGGTTGAACATCCAGTCCATCACACAAGTTGGCGAGTCGTTTCACCACCTTGTCAAACAGAACCGGTACAATGTCACCGTTGCGCTTCTGGACCTTCATTTGCATTTACAAAGGCTCAAGTTTTTAAGAGGAGTCGGCCGGCGAGATACTCGCGAATGGTGCTCGGTGGGTTACGCAGGAGATCGTCATAAACGTTCCGAGGGGTCAAGCCCTGCATGGCCAAAAAGAGCATGTACGCCACAAACACGAGAATCAGTGGGGCGAACGTGAGGGGATCACGTCGCGTGAACCAGATGGGCACGGCGTGAAGCAACACCAAAAAGGCGGCCAGCTTGAATGCCGGCTTCGCCTTGTACACGAATACGAGCGTGCCGATGAAGTTTGCAATCAGGATCGAGAGGATCGAGAATGGCAGGAACGGTCTGAGCAGCCATAGAACAAAGCCCCAGTACGAAAACACGTTATACCACGGTTCCATTATTTTCAGCACCTAGAATAAATGAGCAACTACCAGGTGTTCCCTTCACCGCTCAGCAACGCCTTCTTTTCCGGGTTTAACAAGGAGTACCTTCAGGGCGCCATCGCCGCCGATGTTCGTGGTAAGACGGGTATGAGCATCGATCGTCAGAGCGACGGCGACTTGGCCGCTCTGATGCACCGTGTATACATGCACATGATGTCCAACCCGGACTCGGATGCCCAGGTGTCCCAGATGAACAACATCGTCGTCCGTGAAGGATCCAAGACGATCCGGATGGGCATTCTCCAGCAGCTGTCGTACTACGACTATATTTCCAAGCAGCCAGTCCCTCTCGCGATGCCGCTAAGCACGACAACTCGCGGAAATAAAATGGCCAGCAATGATAAATATGGCTTCTAAGGACGAGCAGAAGAAGAAGGGCATGCCGGCTTGGGCGACTGCTCTCATCGTCATGGTAGTCTTGCTCGTGATTGGCGTACTGGGGTATTTCGGTTACAATTACATGAAGAAGAACAACGCGAATGTTCGTCCGGCGATGAACAACACCATGCCCACTATGGCCAGCCCGACCATTAACGGAGCGGGCGCCGGTACAGGCAACAGCACGGGGGCTGGAAACGCCACCGTCTCCACGAATGGTAGCGGCGTCCCACGGGCTCAGTGAGCGAGCCGCTCGCCAAAGTGAACCATGAGCACAGCCACAAGAGCGAGCACCAGGCCGACCCATTGGATCGGGTGTTTGAATCGCTCACCCAAAATGAAAAAGGCGACACCCGCCCCCAGGATGGTAATCATCCCTTCCCAAAGTGCTGACACGTACAGCATATTGGCATGGGAAAAGCTGCGAACCAGGAAAAACAGAACGACTGCATAGCCCATCATGCCAAAGGCGAGGTTGTGCTTGGTCGTATGACCCGATTCGACGAAAAACTTGAGATGGCAATTGCCGAAGATTTCGGCACATGACATGGCAAGGACGTTTACAAGCGCCATTTAGTACTACGCGACATTAGATTTTCCCTTTGATGTGTCGCATCTGATTGGACAGCTTCATGTGCCAGCCGTGCAGGATGAAGATTTGAAACATGAGCATGATCACGCTGAGCGTGATGCTGACGATCGGGAGCCACTTGAACCATGCTGGGGGATCTGGGATCTGGCGCTCCTCTTCCATTACTTATTACAAGTAATTTTTTTAGAGAGTTCCGTAAACTCCTTGGACAGCTCGAGGTGCCACGGATAAAGCACGGTCAGAGCAAAGATGAACGAGCATATCGATACGATCAGGGCTGCGATGGGCATCCACTTGAGCCACTTGGGTGGCTCGCCCTGCTGCTGCGGTTTGTCGATGAGCTGCTGAGTCTCGATGTCCATATGGTACTCTCCTCGAAAAAAGTCACCGCCGTTCCATATCCATCGATCGACGGTTGAGTGAATCACCCGACGGTGCGACGGAATGACCGTGGTCCATCGCACGCATATCCTCACGCACCTCTTCCGCGATGTTCCGTTCGTAACTGAAACAGCACAGATTCACCTTTGTACACTTTGACTTGTACGCATACCTGACCACCAGTCCCAACGCCGAAAAGAACATTGCGGCCAGGGACACGATGAGCACCGGACTGTACTGCTCATCCATCTCTCTTACTGACGCGGAAAATCCTCGAGTTCGACCGTGTCGCCGTGCGTCGGAAAGTTGACCAGGATGGCATCAGTGAGGCCGAGCAGACGCAGGTAGGCGCTCGTCTGCGTCCGGTGCTCATCCTTCAGAGAACGCACCGACTTGAGTTCGACGACGAGGCTCCCCTGTACGATGAGATCGGCGCGCATGTTGCCGAGCGAATGGTCCATGAACATGATGGGCACGATCCGCTCAGTCTCGTACGGGATACACGCCCGACGAAGACAAACCTCCATTGCGTTGTGGTAGACGCGCTCGGAAAAGCCGGGACCGAGCGTCTGCCAAATTTGACGAGCCGAGGCGTGAACCAGAGCACGCGCCATAACTTATTTTGTCTGCATTTCTTAAGCTATGACGCGCCGAAACGCGCTCATGAAACAGGCGACCCGATCACGGGCATCTCTCCTGCTCTCGATGGCCGCGTCGAAGAAACCAGTATCGGTCCTCGTGAGCGTCACGCCGTACAAGAACAGTAAAGGTCGTGCGATCCTCCAGCTGACCCGAACAACCTTCGTGGTCCGTGACGGCGGCAAGTACCTTTATGGTATCAAGGCGCGTTCGCCCCTCCACTTGTTAGCGACTGCGCCGCGTGCGATCCGTCCAAAAAAATAAACGTCTAGAGTATGAACCGTCAACTGGCTGTACGTGGCAATAATGCTAATGCCCTTGCACTTATGAACCGTGCCAATCGCATGAACCTCAGCACCGCTCACCCCAATGTTCGATTTTCCCGCACGAAGCGTATCGTTGGAACGGGCGCGAAGCATATGGCAATCTACGCGGCCGTCACGGGTCTCGAGACGCTCCTCCCGACGACATTCATGCCCGGGCTCGTGATTCAGCTCTGCCTCGGCGCTCCGGCCATCTACAATGCAGTGTCAAAAGGGCGCCCAAACCTAGCATTCCGTGGTCAGGCGTTTACCATGTTTTGGTATATAACATTCCGTGGTGCCGTTGGAATTCGCGAGACAATGATCATTACACAGAAAAGCACTCTCTTCACGCCAGTCACAAATGCAGCTGGTCGTTTGGTTGATAAACACATCAGAGGATCTGCCAATTCAAATTCGGTGAAATACGCAATCTTGTACTATATCGCACAGTTTATACGCGCGTATCTTCAGGCTATGAAATATCCAGTATATGATTCGGCTGATGAATATGGGCGCAGATTTGCAGCGACTTACTCTGGGCATGTCGGCAAACATATTTTGAGCGCTGTTAAATTTGGAGGGGAGACGGCCGTCTCTGCGGCAAAAAAATACCCCCGGTCAGCGGCGACGGCTGCGGCAGCGGCGATCGCATACCTGCGTTCGAAGAAACGCAACAACAGCTCGCCGCGTCGCAACAACAGCTCGCCGCGTCGCAACAACAGTTCGCCGCGTCGCAACAACAGTTCGCCGCGTCGCAACAACAGTTCGCCGCGTCGGCTCACTTCCGGCCGCCGCGCAAATTAGAGTTTGGATCGGCCCGAGTGATGTACCACGCCTTGGGTGCCTTTTTCTTAGTCACGAGCACATACTTGTACAGGCGCGCGACGGCCCATTGAGGTGCAGTCGTACCTGGGCGGCTTCCGCCCGTCTTCCACGCCTTGAGGCCGCGGTCGTACACCGTGTTCAGCGTCGATCGGGAAATACCCGTCCGCTTGGCAATCGCATCCTTGTTGAACTTGAGGCCCGGGTACGTCGCGTGGAACAGCTGGGTCCACCTCGACTTTTTACGGGCACCGCCTGCATTTGAACGCCCGAGCTTCAGGGCGGCATAGGGTGTCTGACGGCGTTTCAGGAGTTCCTTTTCGCGCGTGAGTCCCATCGATTTACTCAGACCCGAAAAGTACCGTTCTGGCCAGCTCCGCGTGATTGTCACGTGACGCGGCCTCCGTTGCATTACTTGAGGCGCATACTTTTTCCGGACACAATGATAGATGGAACAGGTGTCGTACATACACGTCGACTCGCGTAACCGTGACACGACCCTGTTCCCGTTTTCAAACACGTACACCGTGTTTTTGAACAAGCCGATCACGAACGTGACACGGGTCGATCTCGTGTCGGCCATCGTCACGAATCCCTCGACTGCCAATGCCTACATCTGGCTGGACATTACTGAGTTACGTACGCCGTCGACGTACGATGCACGTAAACTGACGTTGACCAATGTTGGCCCGCTCGCATCACCCACTCTAACGATTCTGACAATCAGTACGCCGCTCGTTTCATCGACGACCCTCGCCGGACAGGCCAACCAGGTGTACAGAAACATCGCATCGACCGCCACGGGGATTGGGACGGGTGCACGGTTCACCGTGACGCGTAACGGGTCGGGTGTTCCGACCGTCGCACTCGCCGCAGCCGGAAGTGGATACTCGGTCGGTGTTACAATTACACTTGCAGGTGCGACTGTCGGTGGAACGACCCCGACCGATAACATCACATTCACGGTCGCGACCGTAGGGTCGAATCAAATTCAAAGTAACCAGACGTCGAGTCTGACACCCGCCACGTCATTCGCTGTCGTTCCCATGGATGTTCCCGTGAACTTTCAACGGACGTTCAAAGAGACGACCGACTATGCATGGTCGGTGACGTACCCGTCACGGCTCGATTCGATCGAGCGCCTGACGGTTCGCTGGCTTGATTATACCGGCTCGGTGGTACAGTTTGGCGGCCCTGCCACAACCACGTTCGATCCAAACATGTTTGTGCTCCGGGTCTATACACAGGTCGTTCCGACGACCCCTGAACGCCCGCTCAGTCTTCCACCACCGGTACGTGAGGGACTTTTCGAAGACAAGTCGCAGGTCTATCTCGGTGCCCTCGCTATTCTCGTCGTAGGCTTGATGATGATCATGCTGACGCGCAAGCGGCTCTAGTATACACCGGTGCGGTGCGCGGATGATTTGCGGTGCGCCTTGCGAGCTGCGATCGCTCTTCCGGGGAGCGACGCGATGTACCCAAGGGTGGCACGACCCTTTCTGTACGCACCGACACCCGTCGCGGTAACCTGGCCGATCACGTTACCAGTTTTTTTGGCAGCCCGGCCGGTTGCATTACGAGCCGCCCCAGCGACCGTCCACGGCGCCGTGACAACCTTTGCGGTACCCCGTACCGCCGCGTTACGTGCACGACGCTGCATGGTGTTGACTACACGCACGACGGACGCCGGGAGTGCCAATTGCTGCTTCGTCGGTGGCGCCTGGGCCTTTGCGACTATCGCCGCAAGTTTGGGGGGAAGGTTTTTGCGTTTTGCCCAGTTTGGGTACTGTGCGTTTCCGATGATGGGCTCTCCCCGAACAGCCTGTTCGACCATCTTCGGCGGGATATAAAACCCCTGCTTGTTCAGTTTGATGAGCTCATTGAGCGTCACTCGGGACTTGGGAACGGATGGGAGACGACCGCCGACAAACAGCTTACCTCCCAGCGAACCTCCGTTGCGAGGCGGTGCGACCCAATTCACGCCGGCTTTGCGTCCGATTCCCAGGTGGCCCCCCGGTGCCATCTTGCGCGATCGGATTTTTGGAGTCTTTACACGGCGTAGTTCGACCGCCGGGACCATTCCCTTTGTGTTGCCGTAATAGTACGTTTTGGACAAATTCTTCACGTAGCCGCTTGACCCCAATGGGTACACTGCGAGAGCTCGACCTGGAACCTCTACGCGAGGGGCATTCACTTTTCTACCCAAAAGGCCCTGGAACGCAAGAGCGCTCACGAGTCCGCGCGTCAACCGACTGACGCGCCCAGTGCGTTTCGGCGAGCGAGCCGGCGTCGGTGAACGTCTGGGACTGGGACCCGACCACTGACGGACGCTCGGGGAGGCTGAGCGCGCCCGAGCCGGCGATGCCCGAGGCGACCGCCGCACTGAAGGAGATGGCATGTTATTAAAGGCCCATATATTTATACAACGCGGCTACGAAGCCAGAGACGATCGCTCCGGTACGTACCCGACGCCTTTTTCTGGCTGCGCTTCGTCAAGAGCTCGACCAGTTGGAGGCGGCGAAGTACCGACGCGGGACGTTGGTGACCCTTGTTGATCGCGCTCAGTAGCGCATGGTGACGCATCTGAGGCGATGCCGCCGTCGAATAACCCCACATCGCGAGCATCCCCGCCTTCGGTGTCGGGAGTACGCGGGGTCCATGACCTGGCCGACCCAGATTCCGGATCGTGGTCGACGGAACACGGACTGTCGACGCCCGGCGACGGTAGCTGAACGCCTGTCGCGTCGGTGTCGACGCCACACGGATCGTCTTGGGGCTCAGATGGCGTGTGTACGCAACACGCCGGATCGTTCGCATTTACTTTACACAATGATTTTTTCAGACTCGTCAGACCGTTCATAAACATGCGGAGTTTCGTGTCACCCGACATACCAAAATCGAGCACGTCATGTTCGGCCGAGCGGGTGAGTCCGATTGTCGGAAACATGGGGTAGGCGTGACGCAGTTTCATGGCGGCGCCAATCATACACACGGCGTACGACTTGAAATCTTTCACGTTGGCCAATTTCCATTCGTCGCCGACGACCAATACGAGGACCGTCTTGGGATCTTTGCCGATGAGTGGACCACACGGTGCGGATTCGAGCGCACCGCCGTCGATGTAATGCCAGTCTCCGTGACGCACGCTCTGAATCAGAAACGGAATCGCAACCGTCATGCACAGTGCGTCGAGCACGGACATGGTCGGCGTCGTCTCGACCGAAAAGTAGTGCGTCGTGTGAAGATCGACGCAGCATGCCGCGACGTGAAATGTCACGGGAAAGTGCGCATACAACTCGGCAAACGTGACGTCATCTTTTCCGATGAACCTTCGTGTAATCTCCTCGAGGACCGATCGAATCTTTTTTGAGCTGACGAGTCCGTACGATTTGAGAAACGCCTTGATGTTCGGTTTCATGATTGATTTTATCGGAATGGACATGCTATAGTCGAGCATCCGCGTGACATCGCCTCGCGTCACGAGGTATATAAAGCCGGCGAGACCGCCTGCAGACGACCCACAGATCGTCTCGAGTTCGTTGAGTGCACTGATGTTCGACAGTGCACTGAGCGCCCCCAAATACATGAAATACCCCATCGCACCTGGCCCAAATACCAGGTGCTTCATACTAAACCTTTTTAATAGTAAGCCGGGAACTGGCCGCGCATGAAAGAAAAGACCAGCGCAAACACCACAGCGTGCACGGCGACAGCCGCCGGCGAGCTCTGGCCCGACATGAACACGCCACCGCTGCCCGGGGGCAGGGTCAGCAGCACGCCTGGTGACAGCAGCACAAACAGAACAGCCGGCACAATCAGGTCAGCCGTGCGCAGAGACACCTTCAGCACAAAGCGAGCCAGCAGGTAGTACACCAGCGACAGGACAATCGCGTGGATCAGCACCGTCTGCATGTTGGGCTTGCAGCCCGGGAACAGCTGCAGCTTGGGCAGAGCCAGGATCAGACCCGGGCTGAGCAGCGCAAACAGAATGGCGGGCGTGAGCACCTTGGGACCGGTGATGTCAATAGGCATTTATAATAGGCGACAAAAAAAGTTAGCTCGAGTGCGTCCTGACATATTCGCAAAACGAGTGAAAGGTGGCGTGGTTCATCAGGGTGCTCGACATGTGATTGTCCTGCAGGTACTGACGCAGCGACATCCACATGTTCAACATGTGCTCGCTGTGCCAATCATGCCACGCCTGAGGATCGAGAATCAGCTCATCGTCATCCTGCTGATCGTCATCCAGAGCATCCTCGTTCTGGAACGCGTCATAACCATACTCGTTGTTGATACCCATGGCTGTGTTTGTACTTGGTATACTGACGCGCCAGATCCTTAGACCTTGCGAACCGTGAGCACGTCGCGCTCCTTGGTCGGGGCAGCGTCGAGAATCGCCTGGTACGCACCCTCGACCTGCGTGTCGTTCCCGCCGAAAAATGCAGACAGGCCCGCCTGAATGACATCCTTCGTGATACCGCCCCTGGACTCCTTCTTTTGGTAGGACACCTTGTGATCGTTGACTTTAATATCAACGTCGGCCGCCTCCGTCTTCATATACGTCTGAACCTCGGATCGAAGCTCCTTCTCGCGCTTATTCAGCACGCCGATATCGGCACGAGCAGCTTTGAGCTGAGTTTTGAGACCGAGCCACTCAACCATGACATCCTTCATGGTTGCCATTTACATATCAAATCGTCTTTTTTTTATGTCATTTTACAGCGCCTTGTACTCGTTCTGGATCTCAAACTTGGGGCGCATCGTGTCGGGCGGGATCGTCGACAGGTTGAAGATGCTCACCGACTCACGGGGGTTGGCCGGCTCGGAGCGCTCCTGGAGGTTGGCGTTGCGGAGAACACCGCCTGCCGTCTCGGGGAAGCCGATCTGGGCACGGGGGTCCAGGAAGTTCTGACCGGACAGAATGGCATCCGGGCTGAACTGACCGAAATCCTCCGTCGTCACCACCTCCTTGGGGATCAGACCCACGTTGGGGTCGGTCGGCGTCTGGCCAATCTTAAAGCCGACACCGCTGGCCATGGCTGCAAAGGGGGCAAACATACCGCCGTCAGTCTCGCTGCCCTGGATATCACCCACCATGCCACCCGTAACACCCTTCGACTCTGCGGCGGGCGAGGCACCCTCGGGGGCGGCAACAAACCCGCTGCTCTGGGGCGCGAAGAGCATCATCGTAATCAGAAAGAGAAGCACCAAGATAGCCAGACCTTTGCCGTCCATTTATACTGTACGCCGACTTTTTTTACAGGTCAACGTCCGGCTCCTCCTCCTCGACTGGGTCATCGGTGAAAAGATATTCCCGGGGAAACTTGGGCTTCTGGGGCGCCTTGATCCGCCCCTGGACCACCTTCCACACCGGCTCAAACACACGCTTGGTAAACACGAGGCCTGACAGCTCGAGGAGAACATCGATCGAGTCGCACTGTGTCACGTCCACCTTGGTCTTCTGAGTGTCGTAGAAAGTGGTCACCACCTCGCCCCTGATCGTGACGAGCGAGGCTGACAGCTCGTGCTCTGGGTTGATGCTCTTCTGGTAGGCGGCCGTGACCGTCTCGTCGGCAATCTCCTTGCCGAACCACAGCACCTTGGACTCTTTGGCCTGAGTGATAATCTGCTCATCAATATCCGAGAAAAGAGTCAGGTCGCGGGGGACCGTGATGGTCACATGGTTTCCCTCAGTCACCGCCAGACGGACGTTGTTCACCTGGTGGACGCAGCGTTCGCCGCTATCCTGGGTCACCTTGAGAAAGTATCGGCCGTCAGGGAGCTTCGTCGGGACTCCGTACAACATAGTGTCCATAAAACACTTCTTAGCTCTAAGTAATGAGCAGCGGTACCACGACGCCACCGACGATCTCGACGACTGCCAACTACTGCGGCGATCAGTACAACAACAAAGGCTGTGCATGCACGCCCCAGGTGACACCCGGCCTGACCCCGGCGACCGAGTCTGCTGCCAACACCACGCTCATTTGCGCTTACCAAGAGAACGGTATCCAGTACGGGTGTGATGCCGGATGCTGCCCTGGCGGGACGTGCGCCGGGTCACCTGGCACGAGCAGTGCGACGAGCAACGTCACGACGAGCAACGTCACGACGACGTCGAC